TCAGTCCGAGACGTTTTCACTCTCGCTTTTTACCCTGGAAATAACGGTACTTCGCTTCCAAACGAAGAAGCCCCCAATCAAAAACAGCACAATTATGAGCGGCAAGCCAACGATGTTCACCATCGTCTGTAACGCCTCGGCCGTGGGGCTTGCCTTATCTAAAAGCGCAACGTCCTTATTGACGTCGACCCAGAAGCCCAACACGGCGGAGCCCACCGAAAACGATATAGCGGAAACAACGTTTGCCATCATCACCGCATCGAGGTCAGCCTCTGTGAAGTTGTACGCTTTAATCTGGCGACGGGTGTGGGTCACGTTGATGCCACCTCCCGTTCCAGCACGAAGCGGTGCCGCCGCCTCATGCCGGCCTGGCGCTGCCAATGCTGGTTTTGCGCCCTTTCCCACGACCACCGCTGTTTTGGGATCGACGCCACTAGTTCCGTAAAGTCTATGGAAGTGCCAAGCGGTTCTTTTATCATCGTCCATTGTGATCGCCTCGTTCGGATCGAGGCGGCTGAGCACTCTTTGTGAGGATATCGGTTAGAACGTCGCGGAGGGATTCGGCATCCTCTCTGCTGATCAAGACCGCGTATCGAAAATAGTCTGGAAAGTCGGGACCTGGGTTTTCTGCGAACGCTATCCGTATCCCACCACCCATCGCGTTCAGCATGAAGCGATTTGCCATTAAAGTAGGCACTGAAAAGGAGCGGTCTAGTTCCTGGGTGGTAACGCTCGTGTCGGAAATTTCTTCTGCCATTGATTCCTCCGCATTGAGAGTGCGGAGTTAAACAACAGGAAGCTGTATTGGGAAGCGTTCCCACAGCCTTTTCCAACCTTGCGTTTGTTCTGAGGTGGGGCATCGACCGCTTCAGATCGGCATGCCGCGGCCGATCTCGTCGCGGCGCTCCTGGGTGAGGATCGTCGCCGTCACGAGCATGTCGAGGCCGGTTTGCGTCTGCGAGAGGCCAAGGTCGACCACAGTGAGGCGCGGATCGTCCACGATCGACCACCAATCGTCGATCAGCCAGGCCGTCGTCTTCTGGGGTTCCTCCTCGCCCTGGTACTCGCGCGCCTGGCGGATGGCGAGGCGCTCTTCGGGCGCGAAGAGCAGCTTGAACTCGACCGGCGTCACCTGGAGCCGGTATTGCTGTTCGGGCTCCGGTTCCGGCTCCGCGGCGGGAGGCGCGGTCCACTCATCGTCAACCAGTCGCCAGCCGTGCGAGACCTCGTCGGGCACCTCGACGAACTCGGCGGCGATTTGCGGATGAAACTGCAAGGCTGGATCGGTCGAGACGTCGACGGCCACGCCGCCAATGATGCGTGCGTAATTGCTCATCTCACCACTCCACGATTACGAGGCCACGGCCGCCCTGCGCACCTGCCTTGTTCGCGCCGGACGCGCTACCCGCACCACCGCCGATGCCACCCTGTCCGCCCGGAAGCGCGCTGCTGCCAAGGCCGACGCCACCGCCCCCGCCATGTCCGCCGGGTTGAGGTGACACGGATCCCGAGCCTCCAGGTCCGCCTGCACCAGACCCGCTACGAGCACCGGCATTCGCATTGTTCGAATAAGAGGCCGCGCCGGTGAAAATATCGAATGGAAAGCGGCAGGTCGCGCCGATCTTGTTCTCGACGAGCGTGCCGTCGACGGTGTTGAATTCACCCAGAACGTCAGGGCCGCCCACACGCTTGTCGGCATAGAGGCCTCCTGGTCCAAATGCGGACCCCGCCGCACACGTGCTCGCATGATTGCCCCCTACGCCGCCGCCGCCGGGCGTGTCGTTAATCGTCAGGACGGTGGCGCCGTTGCCGCCGTCGCCAAGCTGGCTTCCAGCGGCGCCGCCGCTGCCGGGTGAAGCATTGGCGGTCGCATCGCCGCCCTTTCCACCCTTTGCCTGGAAATCCCCACCGATACCGATGCCGCCAAGGCCTCCTGGCACCGGTCCCGCAGGGGCATTGACGCCGGGCTGGCCGCCCGTCGCAGAGATTAAAGCACCAAAGGAACTCGTTCCGCTCGCCGCGGCCTGGTTTGCGCCGCTACTCCCAGGCGCGCCTGGTGCGCCGACCGTCACAGCGTAGACATCGCCCGGCGTAACGTCGAAAGCCCCGTGGGCATAGCCACCACCACCGGCGCCTGACGAAAGGTTCGTGGCCGCGCTCACGCCGGCCGTCGAGCCACCCGGGCCAATAACACGAACGCGGATGCGCTTCACGTTGGCGGGAATGGTAATATTCTCATTGGCATTGAAGACGCGGTACATGCCGCGGCCGAAGATGCCGAGGAAGCCCGCGCCGATCATGCCGGCATTGACGGTCTCGCCGTCGCTGCCAAGGCCAAGCAGGCCGGACTGGCCGTCCCGTCGCTGAACAACACGGCTCATACCTGCGCTCCTTCAAAACCGTTGACGCGCCAGGTGACCGCCGCGCCGTCCGCCCAAACGATGATCTTCTCTCCTGCACCGCCGATCAGGCCGAAGCGCTCCAGGATTGCCCCCTTTCCGGAAAGAAGTGCGTCGTATTCGACCCAGTCCTCATCGGCCGGCACGGCCGCACGCGTGATCGCGACCCGCGCCGAAACCGACGCGTTGGCCCGATTAACGGCCAGCACGTTGAAGGTCGCGACCTTGCCGTTCGGCACGGTGTAGACGGTGGTGAGGGTTTCGGCGGCCGGGGCCGCCCTGCCAAGGTCTCCGCTTGCCATCAGAATTGTCCTACAAAGTAGCTGAAGAGCCGGTTGAACTGGGTCTCGAAGGCCGTATAGACCCCCGCGATCCTGGTGAACTGGACGCCGTCAGGCGTGCCGACGACATGGCCGTCCGGCGCATTGAGGTAGCGCCAGGCGTTGCCGGTCCATTGCGCAAGTTGCTGCTCGCGGCCGGCCCAGGCGCCGGTGGCGCCCGGCGGGACGACGTAGGCCTCTGCAACGGCTGGCGCGCCGGGCGGCGCGGTGACGTCGACGGCGGTGACCGGAATGAACGGGATGGTCCTGGACGCATCCCGCCAGGCGAGCGCCTGCAGGAGCTGGGTGTTGTCGCCGGCATCGGGCACGATGCCGGCGTCCTCGATGACGGCGAGCACCTCTTCCTGGACGCCGTTGAGCCAGTCGTCGGTGACCTCGGTTCCCGGAACGCCGTTCGGCAGGTCCTCGCCGACGAAGCCCCGCTTGCCGCCGCCGATATCGACGAAATCCGCGCCGTTGACACGATCCATCAGGCTTCCTCGAAGTTGAAGACGATAAGGGTGTGGGCAGGCTTGATCCGGCGCAGCTCGCATTCGACGGCCGCGACCTCGAAGCTGCCGGCGGCGGGCACCTGGACGCGCCAGACGAACTGCGAGCCTTCCGGTCGAAGGCGCTGGCCGGCGCGCAGCACGTTGGCCCGGCTCGGCCAGAACTCCTCGATCGAAATGGTGACGCCGAGCTTTGCGGCAACGCCGGAAAGGTAGGGGATCGACTGACCGCCGAAGGCCGTCCAGCGCTGGTGCGCCAGCTTCTGGCGCTGCTCGATGGTCGTTGCGGCAAGATCGCGACCGCAACGATCGGGACCAAGGCACCGCTCGAAATCCGGCAGGAGGTCGACGGCGGTTCGCGGGTCGATCTCGTCCATCAGCCGCTCGGCGCTGGCCTCGGCGTCATGAAGGAGGACGGCGGCCGAGCCGAGCAGGGTATCGAGTACCCCGCCGCGTCGGCCGAGCGCAAAGCCGGTCGGAAGCTTTTTACCGAGGCTTTGAAGGACGGTTTGAAGGGCGCGGGCCATGTCACGCCTCGAAGGTCGGTGCGCCCGCAACCGGGAATTCGGTGCGGTCGAGGGTGTAGGGCGCGGCGGGCAAAATCAGGTCATGGGCATATTCGCCGGACGCGGCAGAGATGGCCTCCGAGATGCGCGAGGGCTCGATGCGCGCACCGATAGGCCCTGCGTTCTCCTCGTCGTCGGCATCGCCGATGGTGGCGACGAAACGCTGCCAGGCTTCGGTGATGGCGGCGCGGGTGCGCGGCGTGTCCGGCCGGATGCGGATGGTCAAAGGCAGGGTGACGATCTCGCCGCCGATAACGACGATCCGGGCGGTCACCGGGCGAACGCCCGTGCCGCTGCCCTGTTCGCCGAGAAAGGCCTGCATGGCCTCGATCTCGCCGGACGAGGGCACGCGCGGCGTGCCGTCCGGATCGCGCATCATGACGACGATGCCGACCGAGCCGCGGCCGATCCAGTCCTCGACGACATTGACGGCGGCAACCGAGAACTGCTGGGACAGCCAGACGGGATAGTCGAAGGCGGCCCCGCCATGCGGGCGCTGGCGGATATGGGCGCCCACGGCGGCCGCCAGTTCGTCCATCGTCCACTCACCGATGCCGCCCACGAAGGCGCTCTCGACGGTGATGCGGTCGATCTCGGGCACGGCGACGACGGTGGCAAGGCGAATGCCGGCTTCGAGATTGCCGGCCGGCCCTGGCTCGATCGCAGCGGCTGCAACGGTGGCAAGCCCGTCCTCGTCGAGAACGGCAGCCGCCGTCGTCTCGTAGAGCACGCCGCTCGAGGAAGACAGTTCCGTTGCGATCGGGACTGCAAAGCCGGGATCGCCTTCGATCAGCACCGTGCCGATCGCGGCGACGGGCTGGCGCTGATCGACGCCCCAGATGCCGGCATGGCGCAGAACGTGCTCGTCCTCGGCCGTATCGACAAAGACCTGCCGCGACCAGTAGCCGACATGCTCGTGGACCTCGGAGACGACGAGGACGACGGCGCGGCCGATCTGCGCGAAGACGCCGCGCGGAGACCGCACGGCGCGCGAAAGGGCGATGGGATCGAGGGTTGAGCGGATCGTAAGGAGGCCGTCTTCCAGGGAAGAGGCGAAGCGCTCGGCAAGCTGCTTGGCTTTCGGGACGAGCCAGGGCATCAGGCCTCCAGTCTGCGCGAAAGCGCCAGGCTGACGTCATCCACCTGGACGCGCCAGGCGAGACGGTTCGAGGGCTGCCATTCGACCTCGACGATGGCGGCCACGCCGGTCTCCCGCTGCACCCAGGCAAGGCCCTCCTTCAGCCAGAACGCGTAGAGCTGGCGGGTGGTCTCGGTTTCCTTGGCGCGGGAGAGAAGCCAGGTGCGGCAACCGGTGAGATCGCCGAAGGGGTCGAGCGCATCGCCGGGGCAACCGCGCCGTTCGGAAAAGCTGACGGGGGCAAGGAAGATCGAGCGGCCTTCGGGCAGTTCGTCGTCGGGTGCGGCGCGTCGATCGAGGCCGACCGACATGAGCATGGCCGTCACCGGCGTCTCGTCGATCATGAGATCGCAATCGTCGCCGAGCGCCAGATCGCACTGGCGCGTCTCGTGATCAAAGGCGAGAGCGAGATCGAAGAACATGGCGCGAAGCTATCGCGCGCGCGCAAGCCCGTTCATGCCCGCCATGGCGGGCGGCAGGGCCGGTGCCTAGCCGCCGAGCGGTACGCCGGGCACACCGGGCGGTGCGGAAACGTGCTTGTGCGTCTTGTCGATGACGACACCGTCATGGGTGATCGTGCCGCCGGCGAAAGCGAAACCGTCGCCCGAGATGGTCAGGCTGCATCCGCCGCGCTTCAGGACGATGTTGCTTGCCGCCGATATCTCGATCGTTCCGTTCGGCATGACAACGATCTTGTCGCCGCTGGCGTTGGAGACGCCGACCGCACCTTTCGGCAGCTTGCCCATCCGCGCGGAGGGATTGCCGGTGGGCAGGATGACGGCATCGCCCTGGTCGCCACCGATGGCGACCATGATGCCGAGCGCGCCGTCGACCGGCGGGTTGGAGCCGAAGCCGTAGGGTTGCGCGACCTCGACGTCTTCGCGCACGATGCCGTCCGCCACCTCGACGGAGGCCGTCTGCATCTCGCCGTCGTCATTGACGCTCTTCAGCGTGACGCGCCGGATCATGCCGCGCAGGGCATCTGCCGTTTCCTTGTCCATCAAAGGCTCTCCGCCGTCGTATCCATGGTGCCGGACGGGCGCGATCGCTTGCGTCCCGGCGCATTGGTGCGGCGCGATCCGGTCGCGCCCTTGTCGAAGGCTTCCGGCGACGTGACGGTCAGCGCCGTCGTCCTTCCGCTATCGTCCTCGCGCATCGTCAGCTTGGAAATGAGCATGTCCCGGTTGATGCCCATGAAGGCATCCTCGACGGTCACCATCTCGTTGACGCGCCAGAGCCGGCCGCCGGCGCCGAAGCCGTGGACGGTGTAGCTGATCTGCTCGCCCTTGGCGCGCGCCGTGCGCATGCGCCAGTCGGCCTCGTCCTCGGCGCTGATTTGGTCAGCTTTCGATCGGGTCAGATGGGCGATGGGGCGATAGCGCTTGATCTCGCCGTCCTCGGCAATGCCGGTCGCGGCCGTGCCCTTGCGCTCGCGTTCCGTCGCAGCGCCGTCCGTCGTCTCGCGGTCATCGACGGAGATAGGCTCGGCGGTGACATCGAGCTTTGCGCCCTTGCGCTCCTTGGCGGCGCGCTCTGACTGGCCGCGCACGATGGTCTTCGAATAGCGGCCGGAATGATCGAAGGAGCCTTCGGCCGACAGGACGTTGCCCGGCAGCGTGAGGCTTGCCGGCGCGCGGTTCGCGCCGGTGCGGGTGATGACGATGCCGCCGATGCCGTCCGACAGGATCAGCGCGTGACGCGAGCGTGCGCCCTTCTCGATTGCCGAATGGGCGGTCTCGACGAGGTCGAGCGAGTAGCGCTGGAAGGGCTCGCCGGTGTCGATCTCGCTCTTCACGGTGAGGCCGAAGGGCGCTGCAATGCGCTTCACGGCATCTTCAAGCTTTACGTTCTTGAACTCGGCCACCTTGCCGTCACCGATCGCATCGCAGTCGACGAGGTCGCCGGTCTTGTCGCGGCCGGTAATCTTGACGCCGGCTTGGCCCTCGCTGATCGACGGGCTGACATTATCGACATAGCCTTCCAGGCACGGCTCGCCATCGACCGAGATCGCGACGGCCATGCCGGGCTGCACGGCCCTTGCCGCGGCGAAGGTGGAGCTGGGCAGCGCGTCGGTGGTGCGCGCATCGCGCAGCTCGATCGAGAAGCTGCCGGACAGGTCTTCCATGTCGCGGCTGACCTCGGCCGACGTCCAGGCGGTGAAGGGCGCGCCATCGATGGAGACCGCGATCCCGCTCATTTGAGCACCTCGACCGGGCCTTCGAGAAAGGCGGGATGGCGGGGCCGGTTGCGCCGGACGATGTCGCGGAAGGCCGGCTCGACGCGCTGCGGATCATCACCGAAGAGATGATGGGCGATCTGCCAGGCTTCGGCGGGCAGGTCCGGACGCAGGACCAGGACATCCGGCAGGCGGCCGATCCGCTCGTTGATGTCGGACGAGACGGCCGTCTTGAGATCCGTGAGCGCCAGGCGCAGGTTGCCGGTCTGGCCCGCATAGATGGAGCTGCTCATGCCTTCGAGCCGGTCGGCCGCATCGCCGATCGCGATCACGGCCCGCGTGCGGAAGGAGAGCGCCTCGCGGCGGCTCTCATACGAAGCAAAGACCGATTGTCTGGCGGCGGCGGTGAGCGTGCGGCCGCAAGCCAAGGCAAGCAGAAGACCGTCTGTCGGCGACGGCGCAAGGGCAACCTCGGCGGCAAGCGCAGACGCAAGGTCGAAGCCGATCGTCATCAGCGCCAGAGGAGACGGCGGAGCCTCGGCGCTCGTGCCGGCGGCGGGCGAGACGGCGGGCGTCGGGCTCGCCGCGGCGAGAATGGCGACGGTTGCCTGCACCATTTGATCGAAGGCGAGAGCGCCGGTTGGCGCGAGATCGGGAACCGAGGCGCTGAGGCGGGGCAAGGTGCGCCGCGCGCCGGTCGGCGGCGAGAGCGCGGCGATCGAGGCGCGAAAGACACGGTGCGCCCGGTTGACGGAAAGCTGCCGCGCGACGGAGATAGCGCGCTGCTCATGAGCCTTGGCGAAGGTGGAGAGTGTGGCTGCGGCGGAAGAGATCGCCGTCGTCAGGGTCGAAAGGCTCCCACCCGCGCGGCCGAGGCTCGCAAGGCCGGAAAGCCCTCCGAGCCCGCCGGCCGGCAGGCGCTTGAACTGGATGGAGAAGCGCGTGACGCGCAGTTCGCGGTCGGAGAAGAAGACCTGTCCCGGCTCCTCTAGGATGACGGTCATCGGGCCGAGCCAGGGATGAACGAGCGTCGAGGGGCCCGGCGTTTCCATCGCCGCCTGGAGTGCCGCTGCCTGGGCTATGTAATCGTCGCCGACAACAAGGCCTTCGATGGAGATGACCGCCGGCGCCATCCCGAAATCGTCATAGGCCGGAACATCCACGCCGGGGAAGAGCTGCTCAGCGATGCGCCGGCCGGCCGCCGTCGACGCATCGGGAACATGGAAGCGGATGCCACGCCAGAAGCCTGGCAGAAGGCCGGGAAGGAGATCGCGATCGCCGCCGAACATGATCAGACCCTTCCGACTGCGCGGCCGGTGTTCGCCGTGGTCAGCGCGACTTTCTTGTTGTCAGATTGTGCACTGACGACTTTGCCGGGTCCCTCGACTGCGATCCGAACGGAGCCGCCGACCTCGACCTGTTGACGAGGAAGTGCCTGGGCGAAGCGCGCTGGCTGGTTCGAATTTGCCGCGGCCTTCTTGAACGGAAGCTTTGGCGGGCCGTCGAGATAATCATCGAGCGAATTACCACGGTCGCTGCCGTCTTCGCTGGAGCCGGCCGTGCCGCCATTGGGCAGCATGTCGCCAGGCTGTGCAGTGCCCTTAAGTCGGGCAAGCGCATCTGCCGCGGTGCTGATCGCACTGGCAACGGCGTTCCATGCGTCGACTGCCGTCTGCGGGATCAGGGAGAACCAGTCGATCGTCGCACCTGCAATCCATTTGATGCCGCCGACCACACGGTCGATAAAGCCCGCCACACTACGGAGCGTGGCCATGAAACTTTCGGGCATGATTTCCGACCAGGTCTTTTTCCCCTCGGCAACATCGGCGAGGTTATTCGCGACATCAGCCAGGAAGCCAGCGAGATCGCCGAGCATATTGACGGCTTTCGAGACGGCCGTTCCCGTAAGATCACCCAGCGAACGGAAGAAGCCGAAGAACTTCTCACTATCGAAGTTGACCATGCCGCCGAGCGCGCGACCGAGACGGGCAAACGCGCTGGCAATGCGGCCAATGGCGCTGATTGTCTTGCCGAGCCCATTACCGATCTCCTTGAGATGCGGCGCAAATCCGCTTCCAAACGACTTCAACGTCTCCCAGCCGAACTTCACTTTCTCGATCGCGCCGTCCAGCAGCTTCCAGCCTTCGAGCTTGGCATTGTCGATGGTCAGCCAGGACAGATCCGGGGTGCCGCCCATGCCCTCCTTTATGCCGTCGAACAGCGTCTTGAAGTTCGCCCAGCCGCCCTGCACGTCGCGCCAGGCGCTGGCAAGGCCGCGCCGCACGATCGGGCCGTAACGATCCCACGTCTCGCGGCCGGCCTGGACGATGCGACGGCCGCGGTCGCGCACATCGTCGGCAAGGTTGCGGAAGCCCGTCTTCGCCCGATCCCAGATCCGCATGACGCGCGGGCCGTAGGTGTTCCAGTTCCGATAGACATGCAGGCCCGCCGCCGCGATCAGCGCGATCGCGATGCCGACCGGCGAGATCAAAGCGGCGAGCATGGCAAAGCCGGCGCCGATGATGGGAAGCGCGATGCCAAGCGCACCGAAGGCCGCGGCGAGGAGCACCCCGCCGCCGGCGATGGCAATGATCTTGCTGCCGAGCCCGCCGCTCTCCTTGTTCCATTCGCGATACCACTTCAGGCCATCCATCAGGTAACCGTTGATGGTCGGCAACCAGGTGCCGAAACCAAAGCCCACTTCGCGCGCGGCCTGCGTCCCGATCTCCTGGAAAGTCATGAGCTGGCGGTTCAGACCAGCCATCTGCGTCTCGAAGTCCTCGTCGATGATCGCGCCGGTGGCCTTCGCCACCTCGTCCTTGATCCGCTTGTACTCGTCAACGTTCGTCAGGAACGGGATGAGGAAGTCCATGACCTGCTGGTCGGCGAAGATCTCGCCGAGCGCGCCGGCGCCATGGATCGCCTCGAGCTGCTCGCGCACGAAGCCGAGCGCATCCGCGCCTTCCAGGCCGTTCGCCTTCGCCTTCTTCATCAGCTTCTCGATCTCGCCGCCGGAAACGCCGGTCAGCTTGACGATCTTCTGCATGACGGCTTCGATCGGGTTGATGCCCTTGACGGCCGCGTCGGCCATGACGGCCTGGATGTCGACGCCGGCGTCCTTGAAGTTCTTGATCGTGGCCGGCGCTGCGATCTTCGACAGGAAGTTCTTCAGGTTGTTCGCCGCCTCGCTCGGGTCGGCGGTGCCTTTGCGGGCGATCTGAAGGGCGGCGCCAAGGAAGTTCACCGCCTCGCGGCCGGTGACACCGTATTTCGCCATCTGGCTGGTGAGCGTCGGGAAGTAGCGCGCCATATCCTTCAGTTCGAACGCGCCTTCCTTGCCGGAAACGACAAGTGCGCCGAGCGCGTCGTTCAGCTGATCGGCGGGAAGCTTCAGGGTCTGGAGCATGGAGGTCGCGACCTTCGACATGTCCGAGAACTCGGCATTGGCGGCGGTCGCGGATTTGCCGATCGTGCCGATCGACTGGTCGATGAGATCGCGGCTGAGACCCGCAGCGATCATCTCGCCCGCGCCGGCGGCGACGACGTCGGAATACTGGCCGACGGCCAGGGCCAGCGCCTCGTATTCGGATCGCGCCTCCGCGACGAAGCTGAAGGCGGCACTACCCGACAGGTTGGCCGTCGAGGCGATGTCGATGAGCTTCTGCTCGAACGCCGCCGCCTCGCGGATCGGGCCCATGAAGGAGATGGCGGCGACGGCCGTGCCGAGCACGCCGATCTTCGTGGCGAAGGACGCGATGCCCTTCAGCGTGCCGGTCAGCCGGCGCAGCGGCCCGGTGAGGCGATCGCGCAGGCGGACCAGGACGTCGAGGTTCATCGACCTTGCCATGTCAGTCTCCGTTCGAGAGTTTGCGCTCTTCCTCGCGCCAGGCCATCAGGCAGTTCCACCAGAAGGTGACGCGGCCGACATCGAAGGTCTCGATCTCGGCCGCGCTGAACCCGGTCCCGTCCGCCAGGGCACCGAGTTTTACCGGCCAGTCTTCCGGCCACTCGCCAAAAAATGGTTGAGCACCTGTCCGGCGTTGGCGATGTCAGAGGCGTCCATCTTGTCGTAAAGCCGGTTCATCACGGCCTGGTTGATCTTGGTGGACTGCCCGATCGCCACCACGGCCAGCATCTCTTCGCTCGCCGCCTGGATGGCGCGCTGGTCGGCGCCGTTGAGGCGGTGGAAGACGAGCTGGTCGAATTTGCGCTCGCGGATCTTGCCGTCCTTGCGCGACGTGATCGTCTGCGGATAGGCGAGCGGCAGGGTGACCGTGCCGTCGAGATTGCGGACGGCTTGCGCCGGCAAGCGGTCGGCCGGGGCGAAGTCCTCGTCGACAATGTCGCCGTCGATCGGAGCCGAGGCCGCGACCTTGGTGTCCTCGTCGACAATATCGGGCGCGGCAGCGCGGGGTTCGTCCTCGTCGAGGTCGATTGCGATTTCCGTTCCCATCAGCCTACGATCTCCTCTGCCGCCGAACCTTCCCATTTCAGTTCGATCTTGCCGCCTTCGCCGCCGGTGACCTCGGGGATGTCATCGGAGAGGAAGGCGTCGGCGATGACGAAGGTCTGCCCGGTGTCGCAGAGCACCTGCAGTTCCCCTTCGCCGGGCACGAGCAGATTTCCGAGACGCTGGCCCCGTTCGAGGTTCGTCGTCGCGGTGACCTGCGATCCCTGGAATTCCTGGGCGCGCCCGACCTTGCGGCCATAGGTGACGGCATTGTTCTTCATGCCGCCCTTGCGCAGCTTCGCGCCCTTTTCGACCGGCAGGTTGCGCCCCCGCCAGACGATATCGACAATGCCCAATACCTGAGCCATGTGGGTTCCCTTTCTCCTTCAGCCGGCCGCGCCGGTCAGACCTGGAATTCGAGCGAGCCGGCGGACACCATGAGGTTTCCGACGATCACGACCTGCTGGCGCGAATTGAGGCGGTTGCGATCGTCATCGTCGATCTCGAACCGGCTTTCCTTGATGGTGCGCTCGACGTCGGTGAGCCAGGCGCGCTGGGCGTAGAGCCGGCAACGCGCCGCCCAGGAGCCGTGCACGCGCCGCGGCGAGGCGACGGTGTTGCCGGGCTCCTCGTCATCGTCGTCTCGCGTGGCAAAGGCCGCCTCGCTCTCGTCCTCGATGAGCTTGGCGCGCGGATACATCAGCGCCATGTAGCCGCGCCAGTCGTAGCGCACGCGGCTCATGGTCTTCGGGACCATGATGTCGAGCCAGGCGCGATCGGCGATGCCGAGCGTCGAGGTGCGATAGGTGGTGATGACGCGGGCCAGCGTGACCGTCCCGTCAGGCAGGCATTCGAGCATGCTGACGCCGGAGCGCAGCAACAGCTCGTTTTCCGTCTCGGAATAGAGATCGGCCGGATCGGGCGCCATGACGCCCGGCAGGACGAGCGAACGGAGCTGGCGCGCCGGATCGTTGGTGAGGTGGAAGGCGGCGATCGCATGGGCGGCGGCCGCAATCGTCCAGCTCGACGACGGCGAGGCCTTGAGCGCGAAGGCGCTGAGGAAGGGGCAATTGGTCAGCTGCCCGAAGGTGCCGGCCTGGCCATAGGTCGCGCGCTTGGCGACATAGCCGTGCACGTCGAGGCGCGACATCGCCTTGAAGCGGTCGATCGCCCAGGTGGCGAAGGCCTGCACGTTGGTCGCATCGTTCCAGGGGAAGGAGACGTCGGTGTACCAGGCGCCCGGCAGCAGATCGAGCGCATCGGTGATGTCGGGATTGCCCGTCCCGCCCGCCATGGCGGCAATCGCCACGGTGAGGCCGGCGGGGATCGCCTGGGCGGCAACGTCCACGCGAAGGTCGATGTCGTTGCCGGCCTCGCCGCCATGGCGGGCGGTGCAGGTGACGACGCCGAGCGCCGAGGCGGCGGTGACGGCGCTGGCCGTGTCGGCCGTGATGGCGGCGGCAAGCTTGGTGGCGAGCTGCGTTGTCGTATCGGCCGGCGCGGCGGTGATGCGCACCTGACGGCCGCCGACGCGAAAGCGCAGCACGACCGGCTGCGGGACGGCGCCAGTGAAGGTGAAGGTGCCGGTCGCCTTGACGGCATCGCCGGCGTCCGCCAGCGCCATAACGAAGAGCGGCTGCGTCTTGTTGGCCTTGCGGAAGCTTGCCACCATCTCCGCGCCGATCGAGCCGAGGCCGAAGAGCGCGATCGCCTCCTCGGGCCGCGTGATCTCGACGATCTGGCCGGGCGCGAGCGTGCCGGCGGCAAGCTTCTGGGCGATGATGAGGTTGCGCACCGGCCAGGGCAGGACGCCGAGCGTGCGATAGTTCGGCTTGACTTCGAGGAAGTTGCCGGGAGCGAGCCAGTCGGACGGGATTTCGTCAAAGGTGATCGTCATTTCGCGGAAGCCTCCTTCGGCGCGGTTTTCGGGGTTGCCGGCACAAGATCAAGATCTGCGATCCGGCGCCGCACGAAGGCCGTGTCCGGCGCTTCCATGCCGTCGATCGGCCAGGGCTCGCCGCCCTCCTGGAGGACGGTGCGGCCTTCGCCGGGTTTGAGATAAAGCGGCTTCTTCGCCATGGTGTCCTCTCGGGGTCAGGGGAAAGTGTCTTCGGTGACCGGCAGGCCGGTTTCCGGCGGCGTCTCTTCCTCGGGCGGGTTGACGATCCAGGTGACGCCGAGCGCCTGGAAATCTTCCAGCGTCTTCAGCTTGAAGGTCGCGGGCGTGGCCGTGAACCGGACCTCGAAGTCCACCTGGGCGATGACGATGCTGTCATCCGTCCATCCGTCCGCGATCACCGAATTGGCGAGCGTCACATGCGAGGTGCCGATGCCGGGATATTCCGCGCCGTTCATGAGCACCATCGCCACGTCCACCATGGCGTCGAGGCCGAGCCCGCGGGTGTCGCCCTTGAAGCGGGTTTCAAGGGCGTTCGAAGCCTTGAACAGAAGCACCAGGCGCCAGAGCATCGCGCCCTTGGTGATACGGTTGTTGTCGCCGTCCGGCTTGAAGCCCGTCCAGGCTAGGCCGATGAAGGGCGTCAGCCGTGACAGGCGCTCGAACTCCTTCAGTGTCAAGGTCTGCGGGATCCGCTCGACCGTGAAATCCTTCTGCGGGAAAGCCAGCCGGAGCCGCTCGATGATGACGGGCTCCATGGTGCGGATCGGCTGGCGGGCGAGATCGAGCGCCATCACATGCCCCGCAAGGTTTCGTCGGTGAAGACGCGCGGGCGGTCCGACATGCGCGGGCCGGAGCCGACTGCGGGTCCTGCCGGCGCTGCGGCGGGAAGGTCGAGGTGCACCAGTTCCTTGGCGATGTTTTCGAGCCAGGAGATGACCTCCTTGCGGCCCTTGCCCATTTCCTCGGACGGATCGGTGTGCTCGCCCTGGGCGAGATCGTAGCGGGCAAGGGTGCAGGTGGCGCGCACGATCTCCACCGGCGGCACGGCGATCGGCACCAGGTAGCGGCCGCGCACATAGCCGTTGATCACGCCCGTCGCATCGGCAAGCGCCGTCATCACCTTGTCGACGTCGACCGTCTCGGCCGTCCGGTCCTCGGGCCGGGACAGGCGGATCATCTGCGTCTCGCCAAAGCGGGCAATCATGTCGGCGACGGTGGCGTACATATATAAAGTCTTTCAGGGTTCAAGATGAGGCCGGCCGGTGGGCCAGCCTCGAAGTGCGACGGCGTCAGGACCTTGCGTTAACAACGCCGGTAGAGGTCGATGAAGGTGAGACCGTGGGTGCGGTAGCTCTCGGCGTATTCCGGCTTCAGCGGTTCGAAGCCGGCGACGGCAATGACGGGTGCCGGCTTCAGGCGCTGCGGCACGATGGCGACATGATCCGTGGTGACGAGATCCGTGGCCTTCAAATCGAGATCAGCCGTCGAAGGCGCGGCATAGATGCCCGCATCAGGCGGCAGAGCCGCTGCGGATGCCGAAGCAGAGATCGCAAGCAGGCAGGCGAGCGATGCAATCGTGCCCAGGATAATACTTCGGATGGAATAATGGGAACGCATGTCAGTCCTCTCTTGGCGTTTCAGGCTTCAATCGCCACTGTTCCCGGCGGTCCCTTTCGGGTCTCGTTCCACCGGAGGGCTTCGGGCTTGCTACCGGCTCTGGCCTATCGGCTCCTCCGGCTTCTGCCACTCGCGGCGCTCCCCGCTCGGATGCGGATTACTTCTTCGGCGTGGTCTTCGTCTTGGCCTCTTCCGCCGCGGCGGTCAGTTCCGCGACCTTGCCGTTGGCAGCTTCAAGCTCCTTGCGGAGCGCGAAGATCTGTTCCTGCGGCTCCTTCAGGGCCTTGGTAACCGCCTCGTCCAGCTTTTCGGCGACCTGGTCGGAGACGGCCTTGGCGAACTTGACCTGAAGCTCCTCGGACACGATCTTCACGCGGGCTTCGACGGCCGCTTCGATATCGCCGCCGTCGACCTTGACGCCGTCGCGCGCAACCGGCTGCACGATGAAGGACGGGTCGGCGCGGAACGCGTCCAGCTCCGCCTCGCTCCAGCGGTCCTTGCCATAGATGGCCGAAGCGGGATGTTCGATGCCGTTCCGGCGCATGCCGGGTTTCGTGCAAATGATCTGGATATGCGACATGCTTTTCTCCTTCGGGACTTGCCGGAGCCGCACGCATGCGGTTCGGGAAAGTCCCGCCCGACCTTGGGAGACGCCGGGCGGGGAGCGGCCGGAAGACGGCCGCCCGATCGGGCAAAGGCCTGTCAGGTCAGATACGGGATCTCGACGACTTCGCAGGTGCCCCTCCAGATGTTGCTCTCGCCGCCATTCACCAGCTCGGCGTTGAGCAGCTTGCGGGCGGTCGGGGCGAGCGACGGGGGAACGAGCAGCTTGGTCGGGCGGATGTTGATGATCTCGCCGGAACGCTTGCGCAGCGACTGCATCGCCGTGCGGGCCGCCGCGAAGTTCGCTTCGTCGAGGGTGGCCTTCGACTTGTAGGCGAGCTGCCACAGGCCATAGCCCGAATTGCAGCGGCCATCGACACCCCAGACGAACTCGCTGCGCCAGAAGACGTTCGCATCCTTCTCGTCCTGGAACGAGACGAGCTTGAACTCCTTGCGCTTCTGGAACACGAGCGGCTTCACGACCTGGCTGTCATCGATCAGATACCAGGCCGCGCCGGCGCCCGACTGAAAGTTCGAGACCGAGATCGTGTTGCCCTGCTCGTTAAAGCCGGGATGATCGGTATCGAAGAAATACTGGCCGTCATAGCAGACGGTCGTGTCGCCGTTCTTCAGCAGCGGGAAGACGAGAAGGTCGGGGAACTGCGCGACGTCCTGGCCGATCTGGCCGGCGACAGGGCTGTAGATGCCAAGATTGTCGTCCTCGATGTTCTTGCGCGGGATCGCGATCGTCTTTTCGAACTCGCGGTTGCGGATGACATAGGTCTGAGCGCCGAGACGGTGCACGAGACGCTCGCCGACCCATTCGCGGATGCCGGGCATGTCGTCGAGGCGCGGATATTCGTTCTGCGCCGTGGTCGAGGTCACCGTCATCGCGACGGTGTTGTAATAGGTCTGCGCGGACGCAAAACGCGTGTTGAACAGCGTCGAAAGCGACGTGTAGATCCCGCGCAGGGTGGCTGCATTAATGTCCATTCGAAGGCTCCTTAAAGCGTCTTCAGCCAGACACCGTCTGCATCCACGGCGTCGATCGTGCCGATCTGCAGATTGGTCGAGGCCGTGAGGGTGAAGGTATCGTCGGCCGTCATGTAGACGGCGGCCTGGATGTTGGCGGCCGTGGCACCGGCGAGCGGAATGCGGAAGACGCCCTTCTTGACGCGGACACGCTGCGCGCCCGCGGCGCCGCCACGATTGTCCACCCGCTCGGCGGCAAAGCCGACGAGCTTGACCGCATTGACATGTCCGGCGGGAACGGCAACGCCGGCGGCCGTGACGCCGATGCCGGCGCGGCCATAATAGAGTGTGTCGGCGAGCGCCGGGAATTCGTAGGTGACGCCCTGGCGCTCGGTGTAGTCGAGGTCGTTCGACGCGGCCATATTACTGATCCTTCCCGTTGAGGGCCTTGGCGGTTTCCGCGTAGGCCTTTTCCTCGACGCCCATCATCGAGCGCACCTGGTCCTCTTCGGCCGCGATGACCTGACCGCTCTCCGGAACCTTGCGGCCGCCGAGACCGCCGGCATTGAGCGAGACGAGATGCTTGATCTCGGTCTCGACCTCGGCCGGGGCCTTCATGTGGCGGGCGATCATGTGGTCGCGCAGCGCCGGCACGATCTTGCCGGCCTGGATGGCGCCATCGATGGCGGCCTCGGCCTTCTCGCGGGCGGTGCTGGTGGCGAGCGTCGAGATTTGCGACTGAAGCGAGACGATCTGCGCCTTGAGGTCGGCGTTCTCGGTTTCGGCGGCCGAGGGCGAAGGCGTGCCGCGCGACTGGACGGCCTTCACCAGATCGTCAGCGCCGGTTTCCTTGGCGACACCGGCCGCCTCGGCGATGCGGGCGATGGTGGCGGCGTGTCCGCTGGAGGCGGAATGCGCGGCCTTGACGGCATCGACAATGGCCGCTTCGTCTGCGGTCTCGGGAAGGCCAAGCGCCTTCCGAAGCTCTTCAAGCATCGGTTGATCCTCGTTTCTGGTGTGAAGGGATTTCAGGAAAGGCAGGTTCGGATCGTTGGTCAGCGCCACGCGCTCGATGCCGCTGATCCGGTAGGGCTTGCTGCGCGAATGCAGGAAGACGGGCGAGATGAAGCCGTAGTCCTTGCCCTTCACCAGGGCGCGGCCGGTTTCCGTCCATTCGACCTTGCCCCACAGACCATCGCCGCGCGCCTGAAGCTCGACGATCCAGCCGCGCGCGGGCGACGGATGACCGGCCTTGCCGGCGAGGTCGATGGAGTGGTTCTCATCGACCGGGAGCCTGCGGCCCGCCGCCTGGAAACGCGATACCAGTGCGCCCGCGTCCGGAGCCTCATAGGGTCCGCGACCATCCGCACCGGCAAACGATGTTGCCGGCAGGAGTTGAAGCCACTCCGGCGCGTCGGCGCCAGCGGCATTGAGGGCGAGAGTGTGGGTTCCAAGCATGTTCGACATGGCGGGAAAGTGCCACGTCGCGAACGGCCCGTTCATGCCCGCCATGGCGGGCGGCAGAAGATGTCAGGGGGAAGACGGGACGTACCGTTCGAGGAAATCGAAGATCGTCTCGGCGATCATGGTCTCGTCGTCACTGGAGATACCAAGGAAAGGACGGGCCGGCAAGGTGACACTGGCGACGGTGACGAGGGCATCGCCGATGAAAAATCGCAGATGCGAGGCGCTCTTCGGCTTGATCGTTCCGCCGAACTGATGGATCGCGGCGTAGGGCACGTTCGTCCCGACGCGAACTTCCGTCGCGCCGGCGCGAGAATTGATGCTGTCGCGAAGCCGGCCGCTTTCCGTCAGAATGCGCGTGTTGCGCTTCGTCGCGGCATAATCGGTATTGAGCGCGCGCCACGCCGCACCATCAGGATCGGTTTGCGTCACGAAGCGCATGTGCGTCGATGCGACAAGACCCTTGCCGATGTCCGCCATGACCGGCGTCGTGTTGTCCATCACCCGTTCGAGCTGCTGGAACCCGCGCAGCGCCGAGCCCGACAGAGTGATGGAGATCGACGCCCCGCTCATGTCTTCACCCGCCGCTTAACGGGCCGAACGTCCAGAAGCTTCAGGTGGCTGCGGGCAGTGCGGCCGCTGCCCGTCCGGACGATATCGACCCGCGCTCGGTAGGTCCGCCCCTCATACTCGCCGACGAACGCCCACCCGCCATCCGCTTCCTTAACGAGATCGCCATGCTTGACCAGCCATCGCGGTATCACGCCCAGTTCGGCCGGCGTGGCGAGCGTGCCCTTGTCGAGGCCGCGGATCGTCTCGGCCTCCAGGCGGATCTCCGCTCCCGCGGCAACATCGAGCACGGCCGCTTGCGCCTTCGGCACCACGGCGACGGGCGTCCAGCTGCCATCCGGCCATTTGCCGCGCAGCGCCGAGACCACGAAGGCGGCGACCGTCGCTTCGTCGGCGCTGACAGGCTTTGGCCCCGGCGCGGTCTGCTGAAGCCACGCCTGGCCGGGATTGTAGGCGAAGGAAGGATCGACGCCGAGCGGCTGGTCCGTGCCGAGTTGGTCGAGATCGGGCGCGCGATCGGGGCCGGTCTTGCCCTTGCGGCGAAGACCAGGCCGCGAGACCGGCGTGACGAAGCAGCCGCAGCCGAACCCGTTCGGCGGATACATGACGCTCCAGGCCGGATCGTCGGCGGCAAGGCAGAGCCCGTCCCAGGCTTTGTGCTGAAGGCGCGGATGGATCGCGCCCGAGTGGTTGTATTGCCAGAAGGGAAAGGTGGCGAGCGTGTCCGGCGCGGTCAGCTGCGCATAGCGACCGGCCGCATAGGCCGTGCGCATGTTCGTCTCGAATATCGTGCGCGTCCGCCAGCCGCGCTCGCCGCGATAACTCCAGCCGTGCTTCTTCACGATGGCGTCGAAATCATCCTGAAACGTTTTGAGCGTGGTGCCGTCCGTCGCGGCCTTCAGGATTGCCGCCTGAAAGTCGTCGACGATGGCCTTGCTGTTCGCCCCGGCCACCATAAACATCTTGGAATGGGCGCCATCCCAGACCTCGCGCCAACTCTTCGTCGGCACGGCCGTCTTCTGGCGAAGGAAGGCGATCGCTTCGTCAAACGGCAAGTCGATCGCGCCGAGCGTCGTCGTCATGCTCGCCCGCCTCGCGCCTTCGAATTTGAAGCTGTTTTGAAGCCCGTGGACGCGCATTCGGGGTCTGGCACGCGCAACCGCCCATCCGAAGCGCCTGACGGCGTCCTGTGCGCCGCTGTCACGACCGTCCCGCCATGTCGTCGATCAGGGCTGCCTGGCCTGCAAGATGGGCGAGCGCCATGGCCCGCGACATCGCCTCGGCAAGATCGTCGGGCGAAAGCTGAAGGCGGGCAAGCCGGTCGGCCGCATCCCGCAAATCGCTCGCCGCCATCAGCTCCTTGCGCACGTCGTCGATCAGCCCACCCATCGCGCCCGCCGCATCCTCCTCCAGCCGGGCAACCATGCGGTCCACGATCTCGTCGCCCTCTCCGCGTGCATGCAGCGAGCCGATCAGCCGCGACACATGAAGAGTGCGTTCCTTCGTGTCCTTCCTCAGCTGGGCGCGCATGCCCTTGCCGGCAGCCGGCGGCATGTCGGGGTCTTCGAGTGTGTCCGGCGTCGAGTGCGCTTTCCCGCCGATCAGATCATCGCCGTCCTTTGGCGCCGGAATGCCCATGCGATCACGCATATAGCTGGCGCTCGCCGTCAGCCCCTGCGGCGCGAGCTTGGCAAAAGCGTTGGCAAACTGTTCGAGCGGCACTTCGTCCGGACGGCCGATATGGGTGGTCGGATAGGCGTCCTGCGGGCCGAAGTTGAAGGCGACGATGTTCGGAATGATCTGCTCGTTCGCCGTGCCCGCGACATCGGCCGCGTCCGCCCTTTCGATATCCTCCTGCACCAGGCGATGCTCCTGGCTGACGGCGTGACCGCCGGAAACCGCGTCCGTCGTCGTCGTCTGGCCGAGCACCAGCTTCGATATCTGCCGGTCCAGCCAGTCGGCGCGCCGTTCGAACATGTCGGTTGAGCTGCTCTTCGAGCCGACCTCGTGGAACTCGATCAGCATCTCTCGCGGCACGATCGCGGCGCAATCGCCGGCAATTCCGGTGACGGCACGCCACAGAACGTCCTTCTCCGCCTCCGTCGCGCCGCGGCCGTATTTACCGATCCGGATCGGCTGGCCGTAGTTCTGCACGAAGATCGCCCAATCCTTCGTGGTGAAGGACTTGAACATCCAGGCCCAGAGCGCCACGCGAGCAACGCCGCTGCGGATCGTCAGGCCGGACTTCGTCTTGTGCCGATGGACGGCGAACTTGTGCGCCGGCAGAGGCACGCCTGTAACGCCCTCGCGAAGCAGGACGGTCTCGCCGTCGTCCGGATCGAAGGTGAACCAGCGTTGCGTGCGCCAGATGAGCTTGCGCGGCAGGAGCCGCCCGCCCTGGGCCTGCCAGTCGATCTCCATGATGGAGATGCCCTTGCCGATCGCATCGAGCATGTCGAAAAGGGCGGCGCGGAGCACGCCCGTATCGAGCCAGGCCTGGATGAGCTCGGCGTGTTTCTTGTGCTCGGGACTGTCGGACGCTGCCTTCACGGTGATCGGCAGCTGCGCCACCGATCGCTTGCGCGTGGCCATGACGGCCGCATAGTGCAGGTCGCGCTCCTCGATGTCTTCGGCCAGCTCGAAATAGGCCTCCGGCTCCCCCTGCGCCGCCGCGCGCAGGATCGATGCCAGGCGCTGCGGCGTGAGGCCCTCGGCCGGATGCCCGGAAATCACCTGACGCACGCCGCCGATCTTCGGCCCGGCGACCATCTCCTTCAGGCTGGTCGAGTTGACGAGGTGGTTCATCCAGTCGCGCAGGGATGCCATCACAGTGATCCTCTGAGGTAAACATCGACCGATCGGCCGCGGCCATCGTCATCGAGCGGCGGGCCGCCGTTGTGGCCAGCGCCGCTCGATGACGCCGTCTTCCGTGCCGTTTCGTATTCGTAGGCGATAGCCTCCTGCGTCGAGGCGAACCACGCGAGCGCCCCGGCCGGCGCGGTGTCGCCATGCCGGTCATAGCCATCCGCCCCCTTGGTCGAATGCTCGTCTGGAACCTTGATGATACCGTTGACGTAGGCGAGCGCCTGGTGGTCCGCCAGCACGTCGGCGTCGAATGGCAACAAGAGGCTCTTGTCGGTGAACGCCTCGATATAGGCGGGCATGTTGAGGGCGTACCATTTGGCCGAGAGCATGACTTCATGGATGCACTCGCCCCAGCGCTGGCGCGCCTTCTCCGCCAGGTACTGGCCGTTGCCGCGCGCATCGAGAGCGCCGCCGACAAGACGCGGCAAGAGATCGCCTATGAAGAAAAGGATGTCACGCTGCTGGTCGAACGGGATGTTCTTCAGCTCGACAACCAGGCGTGCGCGACGGATGAGGTCCGCGCCGATCTCGAAGATGACGATGGCCGTCTTGTCGCCGGATCGCGCAAAGTCTTCGCCGAAGCAGTGCTCGCGCTCGCGATCGAGGCTGCTTAAAAGCGGCCTCAAAACCCCTTCACAGAATTCGTTCGCCTGTTCCTCGCGCTCGAAATCTTCAAGGTTCTTGAAGTCGTCGGGCCGGTCCCAGCGCACGACGGCCGGAAGGTCACGCGACATGCAGCTTTCGATCAGCACGCGCGTGAGCGCCGCGCCCTCCGCCTCGGCCGGGATGGCGTCCAGCTCCTGCTTCATCTTGGCGGTGCGGCTGCCGTACGATTTGCGGATTTTAGCTTCCCATGCAGCCTCCTTCTCCGCCGTCCACTCCTCGCCCTTGATCAGGCAAACGCGCTTGAAAAGACCATTCTTGACGGCGTCGCCGAAGCTGTAGGTATGGATGTTGAAGCCGTTCTTCCCAACGACACCCTCCTTGATGAACTCATTGAAGGCGCTGCTGATGCCATTGTGCGATGAGATGACGCGGATTTTGCCGCCCCAGATGAGCAGCGCGTTTACGGCGTCGATGACATCGTGAACATTGCGGTGGAACGCCGCTTCGTCGATGCAGACGACGCCCTGAAGACCGCGGATGTTCTCAGGACGGGAGGACAGCGCCTCGATGCGGAAGCCGGAAGCGAACCGAATGATATAGCTGGAAATCGCCTGCGTGGTGCCGTCTGCTTTCAGATCGAAGAATATGCCGTCTTCAATCGTCACCATTTCTTTCGCAACGACCTTGGCAAAGTGCGCAGCGTAGCCGATGAACTCCCGGCCCTTGGGTTTGCTGTCGGGGATGTAAAAGCAATTCTGCCCGCCGGCAGATCTTTTTGCAGCTGCGATCAAGGTGTGGTCGAGCGCCTCGACGAAGGTGATCCCGGTGCGCCGTCCTTTGGCGCAGCCCTTAAGATCACTGTCGTCTGCGATCCATAGCTTCTGGTGCTCCATAAGCACGCCATCAGCGAGCGGGTCCAAGTCCTCGGGAATGTCTGCGCCCCGAAGCAACCCCTCCAGGACCGCGTTCGGGTCGCGTGACAGCACAGGCGGATCGACCCACTGGCTTGACGTGAGGGAGGTAATGTCAGGCATCGGACTTGGGCTTCGGCTTGTGTTCCGGGCGCACGCCCAGGAAGTCGCGGCGAGCGCGAGCGATCGCTTCAGCAGAAATGCCGGGTTCGCGCGAAAGTGTGTCCAGTGCGCTGTCGGCCTTGGCCTTCATATCCTCTTCGACCTTCCGCAGTTTTGCTTCTGCTTCGAGCTTCAGGCGACGATTGGAACTGCTCACCTGGGCGGCCGAGGCGGCGCGCAGCGCGTTCGCCAGTTCCATCGCACCCTTAGGGCTGAGGCCAGCCTCGCCACTGCTCTGGAGCACTTCAAAGATAAGGGTCTTGATCGCTTCTGCCGCGATCAAGGTGAGATCGTCGGATCCCGACGCGTCCATCCGTTCGGAGAGCGTGGCGGCAATTTCGCGGGTCTGCTCAAGCCGGCGCGACACCATGGCGAGCCGAAGAGAGTAGCGGTTGAAAGCCGAAAAAGAAGGAATGTCGAATGCAAGGCCCTGCTCGCCCTGAAGGGCGATGAGCTTCTGTTTGAACTCGCTGTAGATGTCGACCTGCGTACGTTCGCGATCGGCAAGCGACTGAGCTGCCCAACTGACGATGCCGTCGCATTCTTCCGGCAACTGGTCTATTGCCGTGAGGCGGCCGCGTCCCTTCGACATCCTGCTACTCTCCAGCCATCGATGGGCGGGTGACATTCTCCAGCACGATCTCCCGGTCGATATGGCGCTTGCCGAGCGTCGTCAGCGTGGCGACCTTGACCGTGTTGGCGGACAGCAGCTGGACGGCGCCGAGATTGGCGAGATAGTCGAGCTGGGTGTGCACCCAGGCGCGATCCTGCCGGATGCCGAAGACCGGCAGCACGACGTCCTGGAGAACATTGCTCGCCAGCGTGTCGTTCGTCTGCTCGGAAAGTGCCCGCAGGATGATCAGCCGCGCGTCGTTGCGGATCTTGGTGACATAGTCGATGCCAAGGCTCATTTCTTTGCCTGCTCCACGAGTAGTTCGTTCATTCGCTCGGTTGTCGAGCGTATGGGTTTTAAGGTTTCAGCCATGGTGTCGAGCCGGCCGCTCATCTTCTCCACGGCCAGCTCCAGGCGGTGCGCCATCTCACGATCGGGCAGATGCTTCAGCTCGCCTTCGAGCGCCTGGATGCGACGATCGTATTCGATGAGCTTGGCTTCCGACTTGGTCTGGCGATGATCGAGCTTCGTCTCGGCGGTCGCCAGCTTCTCGCCGAGCGTCTTTTCGCCCGACGAAAAATAGCCCTTCGCGTGGCCGAGGATCGCGAGCGAGGCCAGCGCCGTATTGAGATAGAGCAGGTATTCCGCCGCCGTCATTGCGTGCTCACCCCGCCGGCTGCACCGATAACGACGGCCCTGCTACCGAGCTGTCCAGATGGCAAGGGGCCGCCACCCGCAATAACATTCTTCGGAAGCGCAGCGATATGCGGAGCAAGAAGCTCGGCGATCCTGGACCGATCCCCGGACCTGAAGGTCTCCAGGGCGTCGGGCACGGAACGGGCGACATAGTCGATCGCATCGTCGACCGTCTTGCCGGCAAGCAGAAGACGGGCGCCGTTCTGGAGCGCCGATTGCAGGGCCAGCATATGCTTCTGCTCGACCTGGACCCCCGTCCAGCGGTAGATGAGCGCCGCGATGACGGCGACCAGCATGGGCGTCAAGGCATCGATCAGCGCGGGTAGGAACTGCGCGAGCAGCTGGGACAACATGGAAGGCTCCTAGTCGTTGGTTTCGGGGAGGTAGGACGCAAGCGCGGCGAAGGTCTTCGGGCCGGCGATGCCGTCGACGAGGAGGCCGCGCGTCCGCTGGAGGAGCATGACGGCACCCTCCGTGCCCGGGCCGAAGTCACCATCGATCGAAAGGAGGTAGAAGCCCGCCTTCGCCAGCGCGTATTGCAGGCGCTCGACCCAGACGCCCTGCGAGCCGCGGCGAAGAACCGGATAATCATAGTCCGGCGCGACCTGAAGCGCGGCGATCGGCATGATGATCGCCTTCGCCTTCGCCAGATACCGGGCGCGATCGGCAAGGCCGTTGCGGCCGCCATTGATGACCTTGGTCACGGCGACAAGATCGTCACGATCGGCAAGCGTATTGATGTTGCGGGTCGACCAGTAATAGGCCGCAGCCCAACCGGCCCAAGGCCACTCGGCAACCAGCTCCGGCTTTTCCTCGAAGTTCGGGCAGTCGGGCTGGCGCGAGCGCATCCAGACCGTGAACTTGCGATAATTGTCACGGCCGGTGAGTTGGATCGGCCCGCGCCCCTTGAACCTCTTGCCATCGCCCGGCCGGACGTTGCCGAGACCCGCGCGGCCCTCATAGGCCGCACCGCTTGCATATTCCTCGCTGGTGCAGAACCCGTCGCTCTCGTGTGCCGTTTGCGACAGAAAGTGCGAGATCCGCAGCGGTGTCGTCACCTCTATGAACGGGAGCATCTTCGGCAACATCGCGCCGAAGCCGGCGATCACCGCCTTCTGGGAGACGGCCTTCTTGCCCGTCACTTTGGGCGCGAGCTTCGCCAGAATGGATGCGTCGATTTGGGTGGCGATCGGCATGGTCGCGCGCATAAATATGCCTCCGGACAAGATGGAGGCAAAATATGCTTTCGACCCATCGGCGGGGCATGCCCGCCTTCGGGTTCTCAGTCGATTTCGTCTTGAGAATTGTCGAGGAGATCGAGCATATCCATCTGGCGCTCGTCTTTTTTCTTAGGGAAGTCCGCGGGCCGGCGGCGCTTTCCACGTTGGATCGCTTTATCGACACCGCTTTCGGAAATCCCGAGCGTCCGCGCAATCTCCCGATTGCTCATTCCTGCTTTGCGATACCGTGAGATGCGAATATCCCGCGCCAACGGGACACGTATATAATTGTTTCGATAAAGCTTGGAAAGCCGGTCAGCCATCTCCACCCCAACGAGCGAGGGCAGATCTGACCGCGTGAGGTCCCCCGGAACATAGAGGCGCGCGCCGCCGGCGCGCTCTACCAACAAAAGGAAGTCATCTTCGCCGAGCTTTGCGAGGAGTTCGTTGGTCAGGTCACCCACGGCAAGCTCCTAGCCCCAGCTGTGTCTCGATCTCGATCTGCCGGGCGGTCAGAACCTTCAGCCGTTCCTCGCGCTTGATCCGGACATGCGCATCGACGCCGCCACGCTGAAGGCGTTTCAAAAGGTCTTCACGTTCCGCTCGAACGGCGTTCAACGTCTCTGTCTCGAAAAGCGGTAAAGGCGCGACGGTGGCCATCACTTCATGCCCTCCCGCCTCAGAAGTAGCTCACCGAGCTTGGGGTTGCTGCCATGAGCGTTGCGTCGTAAAGGTTGCGCGGGCAGCAAGAACGGGGAGGGGTATCCGTGGCCAAGATGATGAGTAACGTTGGCGTTTCGATGAGTTTCAGCATCTTCTATTGGTGCGCGGCGCTGATTTGGACGACACTGGCGGCGATCGCGACCGGAGGCGTGGGAATTCTGCTCTTCTTCGTGTTCCTCTGGCGCAAGGTTGCAGTGATCAATCGCACAAAGATTATTTTTGAGAACAACACCAATCGCCTGACGGTTCAGCACGGTCGCTGGTTTATCAAAGATGACGATGTTGTGCCCGTGAAAGCGATCGATAACGTCAAACTCAACCGTTCTATTCTCGGGAAAATCTTCGGCTGGTGCGACATCATGATCGAGACACGCTCCGAAGCGTACGTGATCAAATATGTTTCCACGAGAATGGCGGAAACCTTCCGGAACGATTTTCTCGCGCGCGTCTAGTTTCCTTTTTGCGATAAGTTTGGGGCGTGTTTGCATAGTCATTTGCCCCCCCTTGCCAGCGGCCATTTTGTCCGGAGCACGGTGACGACTGTCGTCTCTGTAGACGCTTGCGCGAGCACGAACTTGACGCGCTCGATGACGACGGTCGCCGCGCGCAGTTCGGCGCCGGTGGCGCACCGGCTGGCGATGTGCCGGCGCACGGCCTCCACGTCGAGGCCATGAGCACGCTCCAGATAGCGCAGAACGGCATGATCGGTGACGTGGAGGGGGGCGGTCATGGCGTACCGGCCTTACTGACCGCGCGAACACGCTCGCCGAAGATGTTCATGACGGTCTGCCAATGCGCCGGCTTGACGTCGGCGAGCCAGACGAGCCGGATACCGAGTATCTCGGAGACAGCCTGATCGAAGCCCTTGCGCACCATGAGGTTTGCGTCGGGATAGAGGATGCGCCACTGCGCCCAGGCGATCTTGGCGCCATCGGCGGCGAGCCATTCGCAGCCGTTGGTGTTGCCGAACATCACGGCGGCTTCCCGCTTCAGCCACCCTTTCAGGCCCTCGATGGCGGCACGACCGTCATCGGCGTGATGGAGGAAGCGCGTGTCGTCGAGGCCGGTCTGCCGCTTGACGAAGGCAAGCATCGCCTTGTCGTCGCGATCGTCGATCAGGCCGAGGTTCCAGGCGGCGATCCAGAGCGCCTGGAGCTTCTTCGCGTAGCGCCCGGTGATCTGCCGGCGGCCGGCGGCGCGGCCCGGCGCCGGCCGAAAGCCGACCTTCCGGAACTCGCTCAGCACCTTCTGGCGCTCGGCCTCGGTCATGTCCTTCGCTGATGATTTTCCGGTGATGGCGACCAGCTTGGCACGGTAGACGTCCTCGTCGAGATCGAGCTGCTTGCGGGCGACGTGTATGGCGGCGATGGACGAGGTCATCTATCGCTCTCCCTCTGATCCTCAAGTTTCAGTAGCGGGGCAGGCAGCGCGAGCTGCTCTTTCCTGGCGGCGGGCCGGGCGGCCTTCGGGGCCGGCTTCGCAGCTTCTCGCTGCTCGCGATCAATGTCGTTGAGCTGGCGTAGCACCGATGCCAGGTCGTAGCGATCGGAGGCTTCGAGCTCGATCTTGATCGTCGCCTTCGCGCCCTTGGTGACCGCGGAATAGGTTTTGAGGCGAACGGCGCCGTTGAAGTAGATCCCGGTCATCGACCATACCTCCCGAGCAGGACGCCGACCGCCACCTGAAGGCGGCGCCATAAGCTGGCCGTGGACGGCAGGGAAACCGACATGACGAGCACGCCATCGACCGAGCCCGTCGTGCCGATCGCGCGCAGGTGGGCCGACGCATCCTTGTAGTCAGCCGCATGGACGTTAATGCCGTATTCTTGGCCACGATGCCGGTAGGTGCAGACGAATTCCTTGTCGGTGTCAGCCATGGTCGCCTCCGGCCGGGGCGGCTCCACCCGTTTTTATGGGGGCCACATCGAGATGCGCCCTCGTCGCCTTGATGCGGCGCATGCGGTTCGAACCGTTCGAGATCGGCCGATACACCTTGTCGCCTGGCTGTATCGGGCGGTGCGAAAGGTGGCAGGTGGTTGCTTTTCGGGCCGTGCAAAGTGCCCAAACCACGCCATCCATGGTGATGATCGGGAGGTAAATGCTCATAGCTCACTCCCGGATGCTGTGCTGGTGGTGGTGAACGGCGCGTCGTCTTCGGGGTCGCCGGGCTCTTTCGCCGAACTCCAGCCATCGTTGAAGCCGATCACATACGATCGCTCGCACTTGAACCGTGCAATCGCAGCAGCCTGCGCTTCTATGATGCCCGCCGCCGCGCTAAACACCTCGTCATCGGTGTAGTTCGGCATGCGGCGCAATCCCGTGTCGTAGTCCACGCACGCCATAGTGCGGAGATACTCGACAAGCTGGGCTATCGATTTCGGCATGTGGTCGGGCTCAAGTTTCAGGTGGACCTCAATCATTCGCCCGCCCCCTTCGATGAGGTGGTGGTGCCGTCCAGCCTCTTTGCAATCTCGGCGGCGTGATGCTCATAGCGCTCCGGATCGAAATCCATCTCAATCCACGAAAGGGTGGAGACGATTTTGAGGTTGTAGCCGGCTAGAACGCCAAGGACGTGATCAACCATCTCCGGCGTGGCGTCCTCGAAGAAGAGGCTGTCGAGCGCGTGGCCGATCCTAACCCGAATATCGTACTCCGGTCGCGCGGTCGCATCGAAGGGCCCGGCTTTCCAAAGGTTCCAGAGAAGCGCGACGGCCTCTCCATCATATCGGTTACGATAATTGCCGGTGTCGCCATGGTAGCATTGTGTCAGGTCGCCATGATGCTCTTCGAAATACCGGCCATCGCTATGCAGCGTGCCTTCGGTGACCTTGCCGCCCAATGCCGCGAGGCGGGCTATTGTTTCCTGCAAGTTCGGCTTCATGACAGCTTCCTCTCGATGTCGGCCGCAAGGCGGTCGAGGTTAATCCTTGCAACCGGCATGGGGGCGCAGGGATCGTCATCGAAGAAGAGCGCGAACAGCACGCCTTCCTGGTCAACGACCCGCGCGCCCTCGGCTTCGAACATGTCGGCAATGGCTTCACGGATCGCACGCTGGTCTCGAAAATGCCTCATGCTCCACCTGCCTGGCGCACGGCGTCGGCGCGCGCTTCCTTGTTGAGCTGCGCCGCCGCGACGTAGGACGCGGCCGGGCAGACGTTCATGGGGATGATTTCGCCGTTCCCGTCGACCTCGAATTCGGCCGAGCAGCGATAGACGCAGATGGCGATCGGCGAGCCCTTGCCGCCGATCGTCTCGACACGGTCGGCGCCGCAAACCGGGCACCGGCTCTGCGCGAGCAGCTTGTCCGCGCGAACGACGCTGAGGGCGCGGGTCATTGGGCACCCGCTTCCCGCACGAAAGTCCGCACGCTCGGGTTCTGCTGCTCTGCCTGGTGCTGCTCGCGCGCCTGCTTCAGGACGGCCGGGCCGATCTCCTCGATCGTCTCGGCATAGAGCGTGCCCTCCTGGACCCAGTTCCAGCTACTCTGGTAGCTGGTGACCGGAGGCGGATAGTAATGCCTTACGCAAATCTCAAACCGAACGATGAAGCCCGAGCGGGACCGCAGGACAAGGGCGCGCGCCCACTCGGCGGCGTCCTCCACCATGACGGCCTTCAATTCGGGAAGAGCGTCGAAGAGCGGATCGTTCAGATCCTCCGTATCCTCCCACAGGCTGGTAAACCATTCCGGCGGGCTCTCCGTGTCGCCGATCATGCCGATCGGATAGATGCCGGTAACACGGGCCTCTTCCTCAAGGAGAGCATCATTGTAGCTGGCGTGGGTCATGGTCGCCTCACGCCTTGGAGAGGTCGATGGTGATGGCCTGCCAGCCCTCGTCCAGGGACGATCGCTGATAGAACCGGACATACTCCTTCGAACCCGTGACGCGGATGGACGCCCGGATCGCCTCCATGGCTCGGTTCCAGCGCGCGTCCTCGATCTCCAGGCGGAGCAACATGAACAGCTCGGCCTTGTTGATCTGGCCTTCCTTGTCGGTGTTGAAGGCGCGGGTGACGATCGACTGGATTTCCGGCCGGCTATCGGCCGACCATTCGTTCAGGCACTCGTCGATGAGGGTCTTGGCGATCTGGAGCTGCGGCCCGAAATCGACCTGGTCGGCAACCTGGACCTGGACGCGCATCAGGCCGTCGAAGGACTGATAGGTCTTGTTCCCCTTCTTCCCGCCGATCGTCGCGCCGTATTCCTGGGCAAGAAGGGCGTCGAAGCTGGAGATATCGCCCATGGTGTGATCGCGGAAGCGGGTGATGCGGGCACTGAGATCCACGGCATAGGCAATGACCTTGCGGACCATCTCGTCTTCGAGCTTGTCCTCGGGCTTGATGTTGGTGACAGGCACAAGGTTGCCCTTGGCGTCGTGCATGTATTCCCGGCCGTTGACCAGCGTGATGCCGGCCTCGGGCTTTTCTTCGAGAATGATGGTGTCAATGATGGCATCCATGGTGCTGTTCCTTCAGATTTTGGGAGAGTGGGAGAACCGGAAGGCGGTCACATTGTCGCCGCTGGCGACGTCCGTGATGTCCGCCGCCGCCTTCCGGTTCCGGAGGCCGTCGGCACCCGCCTTCAGGCGATGCTCGAGGATGCGGTTCTCCTCCTCGATCTCCTGGGCGAGCGCGACGGCCGTGTTGACCTGGTGGGTGACGAGGTGGACTTCGCCGAGGCGAACCGTGCGCCCCTGTTGGAGGACCCCGACAAGGGTCCTCCGAAGATCGATCAGATGGTCGGAAAGGAGGCGATCTACGTTCACGACTTCCTCCCGAATTCCGGCCGCACGATCTTGTCGTCCGCATCGCGGGCAAGCCCGTTGAACTGATCGGTGGCAAGCTGATCCACAACGGTGCGCCCGGAGCGGGCAGCATCGGCGAGCCTGCGCGCGCCGAGTTCGCGCTCATCGTTGACCGCCAGCTTGCGTATCACCGCGAGGCGAGAGACCAGAAGATCGTATGCCTGGCCGCTCATGATGATTTCATCCGCGCCGCAATGGGCGCTCAATTCCCTGATGAGAGTTTCAAGCTCATCGCTGGTGCTGCCGGGCAGGGACATCAGATGTCCTCCACGTCGCGGTTCTTCCAGGCGGCTTCAAGATGCTTGCGCTCCAGCGTGCCGCCATCGCCGAGGCCGGCCATGTATGCAATGCGAATGGTCCGGTCGATCTGGCCGAGGGCGCCGCCCTTCATGCCGATGCCGAAGAGGAATTTTACGCAGGACGGCTCGGTGATGCCCCAGGCGTCGATGAAGGCGCGGACATCCTGTTCGCGACCCGGATCGCGCTTCAGGTTCTTGTCGATCCGGCGCAGGATCTGGTCGCGGCTGGCGGCGTTGCTGCCGCCCTGCGCCATCCGCTTGCGGATCTCGGCATTGCCGACGAGCGCGACACCGATTTTCCAGTTGTCCGAGAAGTAGCGAAACTGGTTGACGCTTTCCGTGTCGGCATGCTGCGCCTCGTCCACGATGAGCAAAGCGCCGTCGCCGCCGGCCGCCAGGCGCTCGCCGATCGTATCGACCAGTTCCGCTTGGTTGAAGACCCGAACGGACATCTTGCGCGCTAGCTGGTTCATGGCGCCATGCACGGTCTTGACCTTCGGGTGCAGGGTGACGAGATGCACATGCGGCCGTATCCGCTGGTATTCCCGGCAGGCGACGGTTTTGCCGCGCCCGGCATCCAGCGTGATGGTCACGAAGCCGGGCAAAGCCTGCGCCAGCGTGAGCGTCCGATGGATCTCCACGGCCGCGCGGGTTTTGAGGAACGGCGGGCTTTCCGGCATGATGGCTTCGAGCCCCGAGCGATCCTCGACCGCGTCGAGCCACCGCTGCACCATGGCATTCTGGTTTTCCAGCGCGCCCAGAAGGTTGCCCGAAAGCCACTGGTGGAACGAGCTTTCGGCCATGCCGATGCGCCGGCCCGTCTCCGCCTTCGTCCAGTTGTTGTGCTCGGCGATGCTTGCAATGCGGGGCCGCAGTTCCTCCCATACGCGAAGATCATCCGCGCTGTGCTTGGCCGCAAACTTGGTGCTCGGTTCGGGCAATTCCCAGTTTCCGGCACTTGTATTCAGGATATTCAGCATTACAATGGTTCCTTGTCAGACCCCAGGAGGGGCGTTGTTGGGCTGGACTTACGTCCAGCCCGTTCTTTTTTCGGAACCGTACTCACTACTTTTCGGCTCTGTTTCTCCGGCCAGGCGCACGATTTGCCGGGCCGGAATTCCCCTTCGGGAACGGGATGATCGAGCTGTCGCCCAAGATCATGGCGAGGCCGCGCGCCTGCGCTGCCTCGAATTCTTCCGCGCTCATTTCGTCGCTGACCGCATCCACTGCCGGCTCCAGCGCGAGGTTCCCCGTCACGATGCGGGTGACGGTCGGACGGATCGGTGCTGCCTCCTCGGGCGGGATGTCGGAACGATAGAGGTCGGCGACCTGGTCGGCGGTCAGCGTGCGGTGCAGGTCCGCCAGCACCTTCTTCTGCTTGCGCCAGTTGCGGCGGTTCTTCTCGTGGCGACCGGCGGCGGCCGTGTCGTTGAACCTGCCCTTGTCCGTGCAGGGTGCATCGCAGATGAAGCGGCCGTCCTTGTCGAAGACCTTGATAGGGGCGTGCAGCTTCTCCGGATCGAAGCGGATGGTGACCTGCTCGCCGGCATGGTCGACCAAGGCATCGTGCCAATAGACGTTTTCCTTGTAGTGGATCTCGCCGTTGTTGGCGTAGGCGCGCCGCTTTGCCGCCGCGAGCATCCAGAGCACGCGCTGCGCATCGCTCGCCCGCCGCACGATCGTCGCGGGATGGCGCATGCTTTCGGCAAAGGTCTCGTCGAAACTGCGCCCCTTCGCGGTCTCCGCCTTCCGCCCGACGCGCGCATTGTGCTCGGCGATGCATTCGGCGACATGCCGTTCCAGAACGTCGAGCGGCACGGCCCATTTCTGGTAGTTTTCGGGCTTGGCGTCCGGCTTGTTGCCGGTATAGGCGCCCGACATCGCCGGATGCTTGGAAATCTCCTCGGCAAGGTCTTTCCAGGCGCGCTCGATCGGCTTCGACTGGCCGGAATACGGCTTCGTGAAATGCGGCTCGATATCGAGCGTCTTCAAGAGGCCCGCAACCTCGCCCTCGATCTTCTTGAAGCGGTGGCGGCCTTCGGCCTGGCCCGAAATCATCTTCGAGGCGAAGGCCCGCCCGTTATCCATGTAAAGGTGCTCGGGGATGCCGTAATCCTCGATCATGTCGCCGATGCAAAGGCGAACGACGTCCCACGTCTCGGCCTCGCACAGCCGCCAGGAGAGGATCTTGCTGGAATAGATGTCCTGCATGCCGATCAGGATGACGCGGTCGGAAACCTTCCTGTTGGCCTCCGGCACCCGCCAGGGCACCTTCACGAAGAGGTCGAGCTTGTGGCCGTCCGTATTGACCAGCTCCATGGCGTGCAGGTGCGTCTTGGTGCGGATCTGGGTCGGATAGAGCTGCTCTGCGCGCTTGCGGCCCTCACGGGTCAGAACACGCACCGCGCGCGGCACCTCGGCGTCCATGCGCCGGCGCAAGGCGCTCTCGGAAGCGATAGGCGTCCAGCCGTTCTTCTTGGCGCCCTTCACCATACGCCGGTAGCAAGCGGAAAATCCCGGTTTCTCCGGTCGCAGATAATCGGATTTGAGCGCCGCCCAGGCGCGCGGATCCATCGGTGCGCGCTCGCTGACAGTCCCGTCCTCGTACTTCGGGGCGAGCGCCGGCAGCCAGTCTTCCCGGTCCACGGCATTCAACGTCTGGCGAAGGCTGTAATAGGTCGATTTCGAAACCTTGAATTTCCGCAGGAGAGGCGCGAGCGTCTCGTCCATCGGTGGCGCGAGCGTGCCGAGCAGTTCCCGCTCCGCCATGGCCTTTTCGGCCGCGACGATCAGCGCATGCCGACGATGCGCCAGCTGCCGGTGCTCTTCCGGCATCGCTTCGAACACGCGCCAGTGCAGTGCACGCCGGGACTGCCGGCTCTCGTCGCGGGATTTCTCCACCGCCTCGATCCGGGCCAGCTTCGCCTGGGCGAGCGAGGGCAGCAACGAGACGTGGTATTCGAACCCGCCGCCGCGCGCCTGGAGCCTCTGCGCCTTACCCTCCTGAGCCTGCCAGCCCTCGCGGCCGGCCACGCCGTGAATGCCACGTTCTGTGGTTGGCAGGCCCGGAAGCTTGAGGCCCGCCAGCTCGGGGATCGTGAACCATTCCTTCACGGCAGCTCCCCCGCCTTCTTTGCGGCAATGTAGGCGCGGATATCGGCTTCGTTGTCCTTGCAGAACACCAGCGTCTGGCGGATGGCGTAGATCCGCTCCATCAGCATTTCCGCCTCGACCTGTTTCATCCGGCCCTCGTGCACGAGGCGGGGATAGAGCTTCTCACGGTGCTTGATCTCGCGATCGATCTCGGAAATCTGCCCGATGATGGAAATCTTGCCCGCCATCAGCGCCGCCCCCGCGATGTGATCGCGATCGGCCGCGCCTTCAGCAGCTTCAGCTCGGCGGTCAGCCTGCGCCGCTCCTGCTCCTTCAGCGCGATCTCGGCGAGAAACGGCTCGTCGCCGAACAGCACGGTCACGCCCTGTATCGAGGCGGCCTCGTCCCAAAGCCAATGCGCCCCGGTGGCGTGCACCAGCGCGAGGAAGCGCGGCATGGTGATGTCGTGGCCCGTCTTGCTCTCCGCCGTATAGGCGTCGATCGAGGCCTTGCTGATCGAGGGGAGGCCGAGATAGCGCGCCATCCGGGCGGCAATCGTCGGGCGGTCGTACTGGCTTTCGCGGATCGCCCGCGACATCGCCTGCTTCAGCTTGGCGCGATACCGGTCGATATCGATCTGGCTGACCGGCGCGCGCACCGGAAACACCGGCTCTTTCCAGAAGTCGAGCTGCGAGGGGTCGGCAGACATCAAGCGGCCTCCTCGAAGTCGAATTTCTCGCGGGCGTCGGCAAGCAGCGCGGCGATCCGGTCGAGCGTCGAAAGATCGGCCCGCTCCAGCAGCGCCGCCACCTTCGTCACGATTACTTCCTGCGGATCGGCGGCGATCGGCTTGGGCTTGTCCATCGCCAGCACCACCTTCAGGTCTGGCTCGAATTTAAGGGCGGCGGCGATGCCCGCCTGCTCGGCCTCCGGCATGGAGGCGAGCTTCAGGAGCTGCTTCTGATCGTCCTCGACGGGCGTACCGCGCAGGGCCGTGCGCAGGGCAGGGTGCAGCTTCTGGCCGATGGCGGTCACATATTTTAATGTGCTCTTGCCGAACCCGAGGCGCTCTTGAAGGCGCTCTGAAAGCTCTTTACCGGGGGCGAAGAAAACGGGGCAATCGTTGCCCTGTTTTCCCGAAGGCCAATCATTGGCCTTCGGGGATGTCTGCCCCACCTTGAGGTTCCTCGTTCGATCGATCTTTCCGTGCTTCTCCTCCCACATCTCGCGGAACTTCAGCACGAAGACGGCGCGGTCGAGCTTGGTCAGCGTGTTGCTGTAGATGTTTTCCGAAACCTCCATCAGCTGCGCGTCGATCGGCCCGGCCTCGACCACGAGCGCCTCGATCTCTTCCCATTCGTTGATTTCCGCGCCGCGATACCTGTGCCCGCCGGCAACCAGCGTCCACGGCGTCTTGCCGCCATTGGCGGCGGGCGTCGCGCGCACCGTGATCGGCTTCATCAGCCCGACCTCGGCCATGTTGACGGCGAGCACCTGGGCGAACTCCTCGTCGATCGGCCGAAGCCGCTCGCCGATATGGATCTGCGAAAGGGGAATGCTTTTCAGGGTCGCCACTATGCGGCCTCCTCGGATGCGCGGATGGTCAGGAGCGCGCGCACGCGCGCCTTCATCCGGTCGTAATGCGATTGGAAACGCGGCTGCTGAAGCCGCCGGTCGATGGTCCTGAGCGCCCGGTTGATCGCCTCGCGCGAACGCTCCTCCACCTCGACGACACGCCGCTTCGGCCAGCCGACCTCGCGGATCATCAGGTGCATGGCGATCTGCCGCGCAAGCGCGGCGTCAAACCACTCATGCGGCGGATCGACGATGTCCCGGATCGAAAGGTGCGGAAACCCTTCGCTGACGGCGACGAGGCACGCATGCATCGTCGCCTCGTAAATCGCCTTCTGGTCAAACCGGTTCAGCATCCAGCACCGCCGTCCAGAACAGAGGCGATCTCCCGAAGGGCCTCGGCGATAGTGCTATGTTCGGCCTGGGTGAAGCGACGAACCTTTGCCGTTGCTTCATCGTAGGACCGGCCTCGGCTTTCGCGCTCACCGACAATGCCAAAGACCAGCCAGTCCATTGAGACGTTTCTGTCGCGCGCCACGCGGACGAGATATTCCAGCGGAACGCTGTTGCGTGCCTTCCAGGCGGAAATTGTCGAGTGGCCGAGGCCGAGCACCTTCGCCAGCCCCTTTTCTGTCTCGGCTCCAACGGTGGACCGCATGCGGAGGACAATTTGTGCGGCGTCGATCATGGCAGCACCCTGGATAGAACGATCGCGAGCGCTGCCACCAGGCCGGCAAACGGCACACCTGCCAGAAGCACGAAATCGGCCGTGCGGCAGATTGGCGAAAGAGCCGGGATAAAGGGATTTCTGTCTATTTCGGGCTGCTTTTTCGTCATTGGCGACTCGGCCGTTTTCGGCTTCGATACGCGTCGAACCCCGGCAGGAAGGAGAACCCGCATGGACCTGGACACATATGAAGACTGGGCAAGGGAAGAATGCCTGTTCATTGGCTCGCTCATGGAAAAGGAGGGCGTCATGACAATTCTCGCGAGTTGCCTTCATCTCGGTGAGGAGGAAATTCGGGAGAGGGGCCGCTACCATCAGGACGTGGTCGATGACTTCTTCCACACGCCCCGGTCAAAACGAGCAAAGCTGCTTGCCGGCATCGACGACAAGGAATATCTGCATGCCGTTCTGGTCCTATTGCTGCACGAAGCGCGACGCGCACTATTGCTGCTCGAAACGCTCTGCAAATACGGGGTATCAGCCGGAGCGAACCCGTCGAAGAGCAGGATGATCGAGCAGGCTGCGGCTGCTCTGAGCGTGGCCTCTGCAGAATATCCGCCCTTATATCCGTTTGCCGAGGATCTGCCCTTCGGGATGAGCCTCGAATGGTTCGCCCCTCCGGCTCTGCGGAAAGGGGGCCAAGGCGCTCAAGCATCTCCTCGGGTGTCCACCGCCCGTAATCGGGGGGCGACGAAGCCAAAACCTCAAAGAGATCAGCCGAAGAGACCCCGCACGCAGGATCACTCTGACGATGAATGAGATCGCCTCGATAAAGGCGCTCCAGTTCCTCGGCGGTCAGAGAGCAATAGACTTTCTGAAGAAGCTTTCCCTGATTCAAAAAATATCTGCGGGCGCGGTTGTGGCGGCGCGCCGCGTCCTCGTCCCTGTAGGGAGGTTGCGCCATCACGCCGCCTCCGTCTCGGCCGCCATACGGCGTGCATAGCGATAGTTCTCGGCCGGCTGCGGGCTCTTGCGCGTGCCGTCCGCGTGATAGCGGGAGAACCACAGATGCTCGGGACGTCTTCCCAGCGCGGCGGCAATCGCCCGCTCGCCGGCAAGGTGCGGCTCGTGAACCGCATTGCCTGCAGTTCCGCGCGGCAGCTTGTAGTCCTCGTCGATCTGCGCAAGCGTCAGTTCCTTGCGCGCCAGCAGGTCGCGAATGCGGCCTACCTCTTTCAGTCGGCGCGCCTTGGCGCGCTCAAGCTTGCCGGTCTGATCGGCAGAGTGCATAAAATGATCCTTCCAGAAGGGAGGCCCTGGCCGGCCTCCTTTTTTGGGGTGTTGAAATCTGCGAACACAGAAAGGAGTAACCCAAAATGGGTGGTATGTAAACACCCAAATTGGGTGTGTATGAATGAGCAAAGGCAAGGAGTTGTGGAAGGCGGCTGGCGGTCGATTGGCCGAAGCTCGCTTGCAAGCGGGGTTTAGTTCGCAGAGGGTCTTTGCGGACGCCGTAGAACTGGCCGAGCCGACAATCGCTAAGTATGAGCAGGGCGCTCGTGAAATACCGATGTGGTTGCTCGTATGGCTGGGTGAGCACCACGGCATTAATAGTGGGTGGATTGTAAGTGGACGCGGAGAAATGCTCGACGATCCGTCGAAGGCGCCTGCGCCGTCCACCAAAGTGGATGCCTGGGCAATGGGGCGCGCCTACTCGGTAATCGAGAAGGTTTGCAAGGATATCGGCCGACCGGTCACCGGCAGCCAGCTTGCCGAGGAAGCTGCAGAACTCTACAGCGCCTTGCTCGGCCGCGTCGTCGATGTGCGGGAAAGGCCGATGGTCGAAACGGCTCTCGGGATCCTCGCCGAGGAAGCGAAGGAGCGCATGATCGGCAGAAAACCGGGCAGCGGGAAACGCTCGGCTTCATCCTGGTGAAGTCGATCAGCCTATGCCTGTTTCTTAATGAAACGTTAAATCTGGACGGGCGTTTCTCAATCTGAAACTGGAGTTGTGGTAAATGGCCGAAATCAATTCAGGGGCGCGCTGAAAAGCGCGTCGGTCGCGCCCCGCGCACCGCCGAATGTGTGTCCGCATTTTGCCCTCGAACCCGCCCGCCGCCAAACCCTTGCTTCATTCTTGAGAGAGGGCGAAAATCCACCTATCTCATTGATATTATGAGGCTATGACCCAAGAATGAAACGACTTCATTCTTGGGTTTGAATTTTCCGCCCGATTTCGGGCCTTCGTAGCCGCCCGGTCGAAAATCCTTGAAGACCCCGCCACCATTATTTATCAAAGGCTTGAAGCCGCCTTGAAGCCCGAATGCAGGTTTTTTGAAGCCTCTCTTGAGCCGGGCGCCACGCTGGGCCATAATCCCCGCACAGCGCCCGTTTTTCGCGCCTCGCGCCGAAAAACCCCGGTCCTTAGAATGCCGCGCTGACCCCTCTAGGCCCTTGTTTAATCGGCCCTTTTCGCGAGTTCCCACGTAATCCCGGATATTCCCGCCTTTTCCAGAGATAGGTGACTGACTACACTCGCATTTGTCCAATGCAGTTCGCGGTTGAGCGGTGACATCCGGCCTGATTGTTGGTAGCTTCGTTGGCGCTTATTCACTGCTGGGGGCAAAATACCAACAATGCCTTTGACCGATGTTTTCTGCCGAAACGTCAAGCCATCCGAAAAGCCACAGAAAATCAGTGACGGAGGAGGGCTTTTCCTGCTGGTCGAGCCACGCGGTAGCAAGCTTTGGCGGCTCGCCTATCGCTTCAATGGAAAGCAGAAGACGCTTTCCCTTGGCATTTATCCCGCCGTAAGCCTGAAGGACGCGCGCGATCACCGTGATCGAGCCAAGGAGCTGCTGGCGCGCGGCATCGACCCGGGCGAGCACAAGAAGCAGGAGAAGCGGACGAAGCGGCTTGAGGCAGGCAATACGTTCGAAACCGTCGCGCGGGAGTGGTTCGACGCGCAGAAATCTGGTTGGACGCCCGGCTATGCCGACAGAATCCTGCGAAGGCTGGAAGCGGACATCTTCAAACTCATCGGCCGCCGCCCGATCAACGAGATCGAGCCGCCCGAGCTATTGGACGCGATTCGGCAAATTGAACGGCGCAATGCGATTGTCCTCGCGCGCCGCCTGCTGCAAGTTTGCGGGCAAGTCTTTCGGTACGCCGTTGCCAGCGGCCTAGCGAAACGCGACCCATCACAGGATATTCGCGGCGCCTTGAGGTCCGCCGGCCCTAAAAAGCACCGCACCGCGCTCAAGGAAGCCGAGCTTCCCGAATACTTGGCTACGCTAGACGCTTACGAAGGTGATCGTAGAACCGTGCTGGCGCTGAAGCTTGTGCTTCATACGTTCCTGCGAACGTCGGAAATCCGCTTCGGGGCGTGGTCCGAATTCGAGGCGCTGGGCAGTGAGCGCGCCTTATGGCGTATTCCGGCAGAACGAATGAAGGCTCGGTCGGAGCATTTGGTGCCCCTAACGCCACAGGTCGAATCGATCCTTGGAGAGTTGAGGCGGCTGTCGGGAAACAGCCCTTACATTCTGCCTGCCAAGACCAAGGAAGGCGTCATCTCGCAAAATACCTTGATCTATGCGCTCTACAGGATGGGCTACCATTCGCGGGCAACGGTTCATGGTTTCCGCGGCACGGCCAGCACCATCCTAAATGAGAACGGCTTCAATCGCGACTGGATCGAACGTCAGTTGGCTCACGCCGAGCGGGATGGTGTGCGCGCAGCCTACAACTCGGCCGAATGGCTACCGGATCGGCGGAGGATGCTCCTGTGGTGGTCTGGGCATATCGAGGAGATGTGTAGGCGCGAACCTTAATGAGTTTCTTAGCGCTATTGTCTCGGAGACTTTCACATTTTCAGGGGTAAGTCGGCTACTACCTGTGTGTTCGTGAATTTCCTCGTGCTGGCTATCGAAAACGGCACCGAACCGTCTTATCGTCGCCGTCATCCACTGCTGCAAGGGAGGTGATGGCTAATGGACGACGTACAATACCTTCTTGACTCAGAAGAGCTTAAGTCAGTCGTAGCTGCCCTTGAAGCGCTACGTTCGAAGGATTCCAAAAGTCAGGCTCAAGCAAAGCAACGATTTCGCGATTTGGTGCTGGGGGATGAGTTTCAAGCAGCCGATATTCTCGCGATTCTTGCGAGCGATCAAACCTATTATCCGGGGCTGAAGTCGGTATTGGCTGCGGGGCTTGCGGGCTGGCTGGTCGATCCCGACCCAAAATACAACTCGATGCGCTTTGATGCCATGTGCCGAGCGGCCATGGAGCACATGGACGAAGCAGAGAGGAAGGCTGGCTTGTCTAAGCGTCGGTGGGATGTCGGGCGCGATATCATTGCTCGCTATGTGTACACCGGAACCGACTTTCTAGGAGAAATCTACGACGAGCTTGGTGGCTACGGTGCATTTCAAGATGCCAGCAGCGTAGAGGTTTCCGAAATTGTGGCTCATTCAGAGCACTTCGCAATTAATACCGTTCTGAGAGCCATGGCCTATTTTCATCATGGAGCGGATCTCTGGCGCAAGGGGGAAACTTTTCCTCCCAGCTTAAATCGTGCGGTGCTGATCCTTTCTGGATTGAAAGGGGATATGTCTGATTTTTCCGAGCATTTCGTGTCACGGTCTCTCTTGCACAAGCGATGGAGCGCAAGCAAAGGCACGCTTGCGCTCATTTATGCCGCCGATTCCATCAAGGTGAAGGGGAGCACGTTGTTTCAGGTGATCTGGGATCAAGAATTTTCCTACGACAAGCATAAAAAATATTTCAATCGGTGGATGTGCAGAGCTCGATACGTTTCCAGTCACATCTTTTCCTGTTCGACCGATTCGGATTTGCAAAGGATCACTGACGACATTCTTGGAATCGGCGATTCTGAGCGATTTTCGCCACCCGCTCTGGCACTCAATGAACGCGCCTTACTAGAGAGGCACTTTCTGAAGCCTGTCGTTCGTTGAGTTGAATTCAGCAACTTTAAGATTGTCTTTGAAATTATGGGGATGTCCACGGAAACATGCACAATTGTGTATAGTCGCTGAGTTGGCTAGTTTTTTGTCGTGTTCAACAGTTCACGACGGGAGACGAAATCGTGAAAACGCTACACCCGCATACCGTAAACAATATTGCACGAAGCAACAGCTCCGCCCATTTCCCTGCCTCGGGCCTCGTTCGTCTTAAATCGATCATCGCGCCCGGTGGCCCTTTGCCGATCAGCAAGTCTAGCTGGTGGTCGGGTGTGCGTGACGGTCGATATCCGAAACCGCGTAAGATTTCTCCGCGCGTGACAGTGTGGCGCGTCGAGGACGTTCTAATGCTTCTAGAGAGGATCGAGCGGGGGGAGGTGTGATATGATGAAGCAAAGTGCGACTACGATAAACGGGCTGAAACAATCGCCTCTTCGGCTTCCGATGCCAAAGAAACAATCATTGGCAATCGTCCCGCAACCAAAAGGATCATCTCTACGTCCGAAAAGCTACGGTGATTTTATGCAGGGTTTGGATGGTTGCCGGTCGGAATACGGAACTCTTGAAGGCGATTACAGAAAGAAGCTCAATGATATTCTTGCCAACTTGTATGGATACGCACAGGACTTGATGCAGCATAAAGAGTGGTGGGTGAAGTTTTGCCAAGATGGTTTTTGGCAGGGGAGACAGCCATCTCCGGGGGGCAATAAAATCGCTCTTCGGTATGTCATTAAATGGGCTTGCGGTGCTACGCGAGATGGCCAGAAGTCCTCCAGCCTCTACTACCGAGCATTGAAGGATTTTTGGAAAGAAGGGCGTGATCGCGGTAGTATCGCCTCTGAAATATCAAGGCGGGGTGGTATTCGGAAACTTGCCGAGATGAACTCTGAGAGGCTGCCTCAAAAAGAGGTGGGTGATTTCAACAGGTTATGA